GTGTTATGGGTTAAATAGGTTATCGGATCTTATACACTCATAAACTTTTAATAATATACTGTATATATATACAGTAGTTATATTGCGGTACTGTAGGTATAGGTTTGCTGATTACAATTTAACCCATGTTTACGCAATGATAAGCGGCCATACTTTGGGGGTTAAGTGCTAAAAGGTGAATTTTGATCTCGCCGCCCTTTAGCTTTAAATTTTCAGCGCCCCGGCTATCAGCTAACAGTTTTCCCGCTTTATTCTTAATGGCAATTTGACCTATTATTATTTGACATAATACCGGTTATACGCAAGCCGTCAGCTTTAAGCAAAATCTATAGGGGGTTTTTTTGCCTATCAAAATCGAAAAAGGGGGTCATTACTTTATACCCACCGCATGGGGGCGCTTTTTAGAACACAGCACTATGCAAAAAAGTCTTTTACAAAACCCCAAAAAAATTTTAGGAAATTTAAAACTATGTTAGTAAGCACTAACTTAATAGCTAAAATCAACCAGTTTGCACTTTATAGGGTTTGTGCTAAGATCAAGCATCTTTAACTTTTAGGGGGTTCTATGCGTCGATTTACACCTGACCCTCTGTTCTATTCTATTGAGTACAAAGCTACCAGAATTAGAGCGACAGAAGATGAAATTGAAAGAATTTACGATGCCGCGTTCTGCGGATTAACCGGTGATACTTTGGCTATTAAGGCAGGGTTTCTACCTAAAGAATTTGCCATTTTGTGCCAATCTGACCCACAAGCAGAATTAGCGGCTATTCAGGGTAAAGCTGATAATGAAGCGCAAATTAGCACTGCACTCAATCGCAATGCTTTGGGCGGTGACACTAAAGCAGCGTTAGAAATACTCAAGCATAAGCATGGCTGGGTTGCTGCCAAACCAGAAGGTGAAGCCAATCAAGAAATTCGCATTATTGTGGAAAATACGCTACCTGATCCAACCCAGAAAAAATAATGGCAGATACCCGCAGGGTTAAATTACCGGTGTTACATTCAGGGCAAGAAGCCCTGTTTTTACAGCAAGAAAGGCTAAATGTCACTCGCTGCGGACGGCGCTGGGGTAAGACACGCTTTTTAGAATGGCTTGCAGCCAGAGGCGGAAGTAATGGCCTGTCCGTTGGCATTTTCGCGCCCGAACACAAACAGCTTGCCGAGCCTTGGGATCACCTGCGCGATATGCTTGATCCCATCGTCAAAAGTGCCAACCGCAATGACGGTACGATCAAATTGATCGGCGGCGGTAAGATCGACTTCTGGGCATTAAACGATAATGAACTGGCCGGGCGGGGGCGCGAGTATGACCTAACGCTGATCGACGAAGCGGGGTTCACCAAGTCACCTCAGATGAAAGAGGAGATTTGGTACAAGTCCATCAAGCCAACCATGCTGACAACTCGCGGGATTGCATGGGTATTCAGTACGCCCAATGGCGTAGACCCCGACAACTTCTTCTGGGCAGCGTGTAATGATGAAGGGATGGGCTTTAGTTCCTTCCATGCGCCTACCAGTACAAACCCTTATGTTCCGCTTGATGAGTTGGAACGCGAGCGCGTCCGCAACCACCCAATGGTGTTCCGCCAAGAGTATCTGGCCGAGTTCGTTGACTGGTCTGGAGTGGCGTTCTTCTCAATTGATAAATTGCTGGTAAACCAACAGCCAGTACCCTACCCTGATAGATGCGATGGCGTGTACGCCGTAATGGATTGCGCGGTCAAAGGTGGCAAAGAGCATGACGGAACAGCCATCGTCTACTGCGCGATGAACGCCCACTTGGGTATTCCGATCACCATCCTTGATTGGGACATCGTTCAAATCGACGGAGCGCTGCTCGAAACGTGGATTCCTAGCGTGTTCAGCCGACTAGAAGAATTGGCCAAAGTGACCCGCGCCCGACATGGCGTGGTGGGTACATTCATTGAAGATACGGCTGCTGGCTCGATCCTCTTGCAACAAGGCCGCAATCGAGGCTGGAATGTGCATGAGATTGATAGCAAATTAACGCAAGCGGGTAAAGACGAGCGAGCAATCAGCGTGTCGGGCTACTATCATCAAGAAAAAATTAAGATTAGCCAGTGGGCATACGACAAAGTAGTTAAATTTAAAGGCCAATCGCGCAATCACTTACTAAATCAATTGGCATCGTTTAGAATTGGGGACAAAGACGCCGCCAAAAGATCGGATGACTTATTGGACGCAGCGATATATAGTATTGCGATTGGTGTGGGCAACAAACTTGGGTTCTAAAGGAATAGATAATGGCCGAAATCAGCGTAAATAGCAGCAATTTACCTTCACAACTAATGCAACTGCTAAATGCTGATGCAATTGAGCCGGGTACACCTGCGGGCTACGAGCTTTGCAAAATCATCTTTGAATACCACCCGCTGTCAGCCAAAATCATTGAAAAGCCAATCGTATTGGCGCTATCCAAACCCCGCGTCATTACGGTGGATATGCAGCCAAAAGAAATGCTCATCAAAGCCTTTATGGATGAATGGCATAACCTAGATGTAACCAACATCATTCGTGACGTAACCTTTTTGAAGCGCACCTACGGCGTGGCCGCTGTAGTCTTTGGCGCTGAAGGCATACCGACTGACCAGCCAATTGATCCTTGGTTGTTGCCTGACTTAAATATCTACATTAATAAGCTCGATCCATTGAACTTGGCTGGTTCAACAGTCACCAACCAGAATCCGAACGCGCCTGACTTCCAACAGCCTAAAGCCTTTATTACTGCTGCCGGTCAACCGTATCACCCAAGTCGCAGTTGTATTGTGTTTAACAACACGCCGATCTATTTGGCATTCCAATCTTCAGGCTTTGGCTTTACTGGCCGTTCTGTATTCCAGCGCGCCCTGTACCCTCTCAAATCATTCGTTCAGTCAATGATTACTGACGATATGGTGACAACGAAAGCGGGTCTTTTGATTATTAAACAAAAAGCCGCTGGGTCAATTGTCAATCGGCTGATGCAACAAGCATCGGGTATTAAACGCGGATATCTACAACAAGGTACAACTGGTAACGTATTGTCCATTGACGTAGATGAAGATATTGAGTCTATTGACCTAAACAATACCGATACAGCGATGACTACCGCGCGCGACAACATTATCGCCAACATCGCTGCTGCAACTGACACCCCTGCCCTACTGCTTAAAGATGAAGCCTTTACTAATGCCTTCGCTGAAGGTACTGAGGACTCTAAAGCTATTGCCCAGTATGTCACTGGTATTCGTAATGACATGAGAAGCCTGTTTGATTTCTTTGACAAGATCGTAATGCACAGAGCTTGGAATAAGCAGTTCTTTGAGGCGGTGCAAAATAAGTACCCTGACATTTATGCCAATAAGACCTACGAGGAAACTTTCTACTTGTGGAAAGACGCCTTCAAGCCCTCTTGGGAAAATCTCATTGAGGAAACCCCAAGCGAGAAGGTCAAGATCGAAAAAGTCAAATTAGAGGGTATGACTGAAATGTTGCGTACCCTATTGCCAGTCATTAATCCAGAAAACCGAGCATTGGCGATTCAGTGGGCGCAAGACAACTTGGCTGAGATGCCTGAGATGTTCAAATCCACCATGCAGCTCGATATTGATGAAATTGCTGAGTACGAACCACCTGTACCCCTCTCCGCACCGACTGAGCCACCAAGTAAGGAATAAGCGTGACATTCTACGAATGCCTCACTGCGGCAATCAATGATTTCATGCGTTATGGCTTTGATAGCCAAAAACGCATAGATTCTTGGATAAAAAAGCTCCGAGAATCGGCTGTAAAATCACTAATTACAGAAAAACAGATGCAAAAAGATATTGAACGCTCTTTGCACACTGCTTTTAACCGTTTAGTGACCAAAGGCGGCCTTGTCAAAGAAGGCGTGGATAAGTTCACTGTTGAGAAGCTATCGCCTAAAATGCGGGCAGAATTAGACCGTCGCATCATGGCAAGCGCCAAATTGATCCAATTTAATCGCGAAGAAACGATTAGCAATACACTGCGCCGCTTCGCGGGGTGGGCTACCTCAATTCCGATTGGTGGAACAGAGGCCGTAGATAAAGTCGCAGAGAAAAAAGCCATTCGTAAAGATTTGGCTATGATGCCGTTCAAAGAACGCCGCGTTGTAATTGACCAGACTCACAAATTGATTGCTAATATTCGTGACATTGTGGCAGTTGATGGCGGAGCAATCGCGGGTAAATGGCATAGCAACTGGAAGCAATCAGGCTATGACTATCGCGAAGATCACAAGGAACGTGACCAGAATATTTATCTCATTAAAGGTAACTGGGCATCGGAAAAAGGATACATCAAGCCGATAAGTGGATATACTGACGATATTACGACTCCGGGCGAAGAGGTTTATTGCCGGTGTAGATATCAGTACATCTATCATGTCGGAAAGCTGCCAGAAGAAATGTTGACAGCTAAAGGTAAAGAAGCGTTACAATCCAAGAAAATTACATAGGGTTAACCCATGCCAGCAACCAGCCCCGCGCAAGAACGCTTAATGCAAGCCGCAGCTCATACTCCGGGTGGCTTTGGTGGCGTTCCTCAATCGGTTGGTAAAGAATTCACTAAAGGCGAAGATGAAGCGCAAGGTGAATGGCTGGAAAAAGTAGCTTTAGCTGAAATGATTAAGCCAGATGATTCAAAAGATATACCCGAAGAACCTACCGTATTGTCTACTCCTGAATTAGAGCTAAAAGAAGATTCTAGCCTCGCGCCCGCCCCCGCACTAATAGTGGCCGGTAAAGATGACGAAGATGATGGTGGCAACCGCGAAGGCTCTCATTTCGTATTAGATGCCGCAGTCCCAATCGCTCCACAAGCTGGCGCTGCTGGCCGCGCTGCTGGAATTATGTTTCTAACGCTTGAAGGCGAAACTTTATTGATGCGCCGCGGCAATGGCGGCGATTATCCCGGCACTTTTGGTTTGCCCGGCGGCCATCAAGAAGAAGGCGAAACATTAGAAGATGCTGCGCGCCGCGAAGCCCTTGAGGAAACTGGTCTAAAGTATGAAGGCGCTCTTGAGTTGCTTCACGATGACGGCCAGTTTGCTACTTACATTGCGCGCGAAGTACCTAAATTTGACGTACAGATTTGTGATGAATCAACTGGTTTTGTATGGTGCGCGCCCGACGATGCCCCAAGACCTATTCACCCCGGCCTAGAGTATTCATTCCGAATTGCTGGTGCTAAGACTGAGTTCGATGTAGCCCAGCTTATGCGTGAAGATATCCTTACAAGTCCCCAGCCTTATGCCAATATGCACTTGTTGGCTATTCGTATTACTGGCACTGGCTTGGCATACCGTTCATCTATTGGAGAACACGTTTGGCGTGACCCATCTTTATACTTGAACGAAGAATTTTTACAACGCTGTAATGGCCTAACAGTCATTATGGATCATCCTGAAAGCGCAGTTTTAACAACTGAAGAATTTAAAGATCGCGCTATCGGAAGTGTTATGTTGCCTTACATTAAAGGCGACGAAGTTTGGGGTATTGCTAAGATTTATGATGCGCCTGCAATGGAAGAAATTGCAAGAGGGTTGATACCCGGCGAAGAAGTTAGCACATCCCCGTCAGTAGTATTTGACAATACTGCTGGAAACACTACACTTACTACTGAGAATGGCGAGCCACTCTTGATAGAAGGTGTACCATTCCTTTTAGATCATATTGCTATCGTCACGAAAGCAAGAGGATCTAAAGGTGTATGGGACAAAGGTGGCGATGCTGCTGGAGTACTTTTAACTAACCCTGAGGTGTCTGATATGACAAAAGAAATGATTGAGCCAAAGGCAGATGCCCAAGGCGAAAAACTTGATGCAATCCTGCAAGCAATTGGCAGCCTAGCAACTCGCGTGGACAGCATGGAAAAGAATATGCCTGCTGAACCGTTGGTTACTGCGTCTGACAAGAAGCGTAAAGACGAAGATGAATCTAAATCCCGTAAAGACGAAGATGAAGAAGAAGCCAAAAAAGACGAAGATGAAGAAGCCAAAAAAGATTCAGAAGGCTCTAATCCAGTAGTTCATGGTCAAGCTGGTGAAATTAAGCCAGACGAAGATGCAAAATCTGACGAAGATGAAGAAGAAGAAGCTGCTAAGGCTGATGAAGAAGAAGCGAAATATGCTGACGCTCAAGCTAAAGCTGATTCCGTTCTTGCTGCTTTCGGCAAATCTGCTTCACGTCCGTTGTCTGGTGAGGCTTTGATGTCTTACCGTAAGCGTTTATTGCGTGGTTTACAGGCTTATTCCGATTCATACAAAGAAGTGAATTTGAATTCGATCAAAGATGCAAAATTATTGGCCTTGGCTGAAAAGCAAATCTTTGCTGACGCATTGGTAGCTGCTAAGTCACCAACAATGTTCGCTGCTGACCAACTCATTGAAATTAATGAGAAGGATCGTGCTGGTCGTACAATCACTAAATTCAAAGGCGCTATGTCTGCTTGGCTGGATGATTTTAAAGTCCCTCCTATGCGCGCGACACAGTTCCATACTTCTAACAACCAAAGATAAGGAATAAACCATGTCCGCACAAATTTCTTTAAATCCAATGGCTACAACCAATGCTAAAGGTCTATTTTCGACTAACAGCAATGGTTTTACCCAAGGTGATGCACAAGACGATCCAGCAGTTAAGTTTGCGTTAGCTGGTGGCGTTCTTAGCACCGAAGCCACTACTCCACTTTGGGGTGGTATTCCTGTTCAAGAATTTGTACCTGCAAGTGGTAGCGTTTTAGGCTCTACAATTTTGCAAGCTGATAGCGAAGCAGTACCACAAGCTATTTGCGTATTTAACCAAGCATTTGCTGGTATCACAACTCCTCAGTCTACTGCTCCTTTGTATTCCCCCGGCATGACTGTAAATTACTATCGTTTAGGCTCTGGCGCGCGTATTCCACTCGCACTCGATCCAGCTTCAGTAACTTTAGAAGGCGAATTAGTAAGCACAACCGTTTATTTTGATTACACAAATAACTGGTTAACAGCTTCTATTCCTTCAGTAGGACAAGCAGCTTTGCCTGTTAAAGTATTGAAACTTAGCACCAGTAATAACAAAACCGTTTCCTATAATGGGATGACAGGTAATGCTAACTGGGTTACCGATGGTTACGTTGCCTTAGTGCAAATTTAATAAAGGAAAATTACTATGTCAGGCTTCGCACCTTCATTTGTAACAGTAAATCCGCATTTCATGATGCCTGAGCTGATTATGCAGTACAGCTTGGCTTCTGGTGCTTTCACAACACTTGCAACAGAAAATCCAATGCCACGCCTTGGTGAAGCTGATTTGTATGTGTACGCTAAAAAAGTTCAGTTGACAACTCAGGTTTCAGCTAACCAATCGACTGCTAACCAATTGCCTAGCGCATCGGTTATTCCTTCGATGATGAGTACAGCTACTTATCGCCTTCAGACACGCGCTCAGTATGACAACTTCGATGAAGCTGCTACTGGTGCATGGGGCTACGCATTGCCACAAGCTATGCGTTTGGCTGCACGTCAAGGTATCGCTCAACAATTGCGTAACGCTCTCCTCTACGGCTACAACCCAGCTAACGGCGAAGGCTTGCTCAATACTGATGGCGCTACTACAGCTAACTTAGGCGCTGATACCAATGGTAATGTTGGTTACAGCACTTGGGATAGCGGTCAGCTTGCTCAATATATGTTGAACATGATTGGCGCTTTGAAGGTTCGTACACTTCAAATCGGTCAACCATTGCGCTTGGTTTTCCTTGCTCCTCAGCGTTTTATTAGCCAAATCTCTTACTCTGGCGTAGTGTCCTTGACACAATTCCAACGTATCGGCGCTGGTGTTGAAACTGCTGCTGGCTTGGTAGAAACAGTTGCTCAGTGGGCAGGTGGCGATGATGTATCTTTTGCTGCTGATGACACTTTGATCGGTCAAGGCGCTGGCGGTACTGATGCTATTTTGTTAATTGCTCCAGAATTAAAGATTCCTAAAGCAAACAACAACATTAACACCAACGTATTTGCTACTTTGACACCAAATATGACAGCAACTTCATTGATGTTGACAGACGTATCAGCTCCAACTGAAATCCCTACTCCAATTGCTGACGGTGGTATTACTACACTGTACACAATGCGTAGCACTTCAGGCTGGGGTATCCGTCCAGAAGCATTGACGATTCTTTCCGCTGCATACTAAGCATTAGCTTTAAAACAGAAAACCACCTTCCGGGGTGGTTTTTTGTTATAGTAATAAAACATCGTGTGATGCCGATACGTTTTCTATGGGGAGGCCGGGGGTTCAAAAGACCCCGCATCATCGGTTTCCCCACCCCTTTTGGGAGAATTAAATGAAACTTTATGTAGCCAACTGTAGTAAACAGGAACATCTTTTTACCTATATGCTTCCTGAAAATCCACGTCCTTTTTCCCATAGCATCCGCGCGGGAAGCCAAATTGAGATTACTGGCAATCAACCTGAGATTGACTCAGTGGTTAGCCAGCACTCTATTTACGGCCTCATGGAAGCGAAAAAGGTTAAAAAAGGCTTTGGCGCTCTTTGTTATGCGATTGATAAACCAATCAGTATTGAAGCTATCCAAAATGGCTTTACTCAATCTGAGCAAGAGATGGTTGACCGCGCCCAACAAGCTCGTAATGCTACCGCTGCTGCTGCCGATCAAATTTTGCAAAATAAAGCCCAAGAAATGGGCTTAAAGCAAAAATCTGGTTTGGAAGTAGAAATCATTGAAGATAAGAAGAATGCAGCGGATAATGAGCCTAAGTTTAATCAGACCATTGAAGTTGTCCGCGAAGGTGTACAACCAATCAAAGGACGAGGCCGCCCAAAAAGCAGATGATTTTTAGATAATCCAAAGGTACAATGCCCCTATGACAAGTCCAATTACTTCACCTCCATCATTAGCCGGGTTTGAAAACTGGACTAGAGCTGTCATGGGGCTTTCTACCATTGTGATGCCGGTCAATGCGCCCGGCTATGCGTATGCGTATCAGGTAGCTTTAGACCTCGTTCCTTTGGATTTTGCTAAGATGTCCCCAGATATTTACACTTTAACGGTGTACAACATGGGTGGTAGCTTACTGATTCAATGGCAGCAAGATCAGCCCGGACAGACATATTTTGAAGATTTACGCAGAGATTACAACATGAATGGCTTTGTTGCCGGTGTTATTAGCTCTGCTTCTGATGTATCTACTAGCCAAACTTTGGCTGTAGGCCAAGGCTTACAGAATTTAGATTTAATTAGTTTACAAGCAATCAAAAACCCTTATGGCCGTCAAGCTATTGCCTTTATGCAAAGCCTCGGCACTTTGTGGGGATTGTCTTAATGAAATTGCATTTAGGTGTTATTGAAGTTCCAGAACCAGAAGGCGGTACATCTTATACCGTAGGTAAGGATTTGGAGGAACGCTATGGCGTTTTTTCGATGTTTTACAACACTTATGAGAAGTTCATTGCTAAAGAATTAGAGGAAGATGCTGGGCGCGCATTAACAAATATGTTAAATGGCAACCCAATAAGTGACCCCTTTGGGAATGCTACTGAAGAAATTGATAATAAATTTCATTACTTCATTACATCCAAAGAAATCGAACAAGTTGCTGGCCAATATGGTGAGCAAGGTATTCCAACCCAAGCGGCTTTGGAAGGATTAACCCTTAGAACTGCTGGCGGTAAAACCGTAGGAAAAGTTCGTAAAGGTCAGAAATTCAAGAAAGTACAGGGCGCTCGCCGTCCGTCCTTTATTTATTCTGGCGTATTTGAAGCCTCTCTTAAAACATGGGTTAGCACATGAGCGCTATTGAAGCCGCGGGCGGTAAAGGACAACTTGCCTCTGGTTTGGCGCAAGGCGTCAATACAATTTCAGAAAATCAGACCGTTAATTTTACGCTCTATGTGAAAATGGTTTTGCCCCTTGACGGATATGTATTTTGGGTAAATGCCAGCCTTTTGACTGATTCGGCGCTTTATAACGCTACCCAATATAACCGTTTGGAATACGACAATCCGCCAACTCCGCTTCCTAAGCGGCAAATAACGGCTCAAGGATCGTTGCATTATGCGACTGAAGTAAATCAGCTTGAAGATCGTCAAGCATCATTTAACGACATCATTTTTACTTCTTTGCAGCCTATTACAGACTTTAATGAAGTAAATCCTTCATTGATGTATGTCGGTACTTTTGAAAGCATGAAGTTTGCATTTAACACCAGAGCCAACTTTTATAAGGCTGCTGATCTTTATCATTATCGCGGCCATGCTTTGTATTCCATCATGGATACTCAACTTATTGATTCCATGACCGGATTCGATACCGAAAATGTTATTGTATCCAATAGCTTACCAATCTGGCTGACTTTGAATCAATACTTCCCAATGTACCCTTCATATTTGGTAGGGCAGAATATTGCCCCTCCATACGCATCGGTAGATATTGATCCAAGACAGACCATTGCTTTGCAATCTGCGCCATTAATTACGCGAAATAGCTCCCATTACCAGTTGGTAAAGGATACGGTTAAGATTACAATATATGGAACTCGGAACTACAATGCTTTGGATTTCCAAGACTATGTGCTTCAATACAGTATTGATACTGACAATATTGGCTTGCTCAATATGCCGGTAATTCAAGACGAAAAAGTTACGCAGTCGGATTTCGGAATTATTGCAATGAAGAAAAGTATTACCTTTGAAGTAAGTTATTACCAAAGCCGCGTTCAAGATATAGCTCGTAAGTATATCGAACACGCATTTATTAGCGTTACCCCAGCAGTCAACCCAACCTAGTGTAAAAAAGGAGTTTCAAATGGCAATTACCTCAAACCCAACCATTCAAAATGGCGCTGTTTCAGTTGGAACAGGCACACATTCATTTTTAAATATCACAACTACAACAGTTATTAAAACCACTCCGGGTCGTATTTGTACTGTTAATGTACTTATCGCTGGATCATCTGTTGGTACTGTATTTGACCATGCTTCAACAAGCGGTCTTGTAACAGCTAATTTAGTAGCCGTAATTCCTGAAACTGTTGGGACTTATGTAATTGATTTCCCATGCGGCGTAGGAATTACTATTACTCCTCCTCCAACTGGCACTGTTTCTGTTAGCTTCAATTAATTAACTAGGGGGCGTATATGCCAAATATTGTCAATGTATCAGTCACACAGCAAGTAGCTAGTGCGCCTTCTCAACTGCAAAGAACAGGCGCGTTAGTTTCTCAAGGTGCGACTACTTTAGCCGCTGGTACAACTCAATTAATTACCCAATTAAGCGATTTGAGCAGCATTCTTACTGGTTCAGTTGATATCACTTCAATGGTATGGGCAACTAACGTAGTTACTGTAACTACAACTACTCCTCATGGTATTCCAAGTGGCGAAACAGTTTTAGGCGTTATCGCTGGTTGTAGCCCTGTTGGGTATAACGGCACTTTTGAAGTTACTTCAACTGGTACTAATACCTTTACCTATCCATTAACTGGTGATCCGGGTTCTTTAGTGACTCCGGGTGTTTTCACTTTGGAAGATGTATCTGAGTTGGTTGCTATGGCAACTACCTTCTTTGCCCAAGGCGCAAACTTAGCTGTTTACATTCTTGAGCTTGGCGCTGGTAGCCCTGCTTCTGGCGTAACTGTTTTGACCGCCTATTTAATCAATCCTACCGTAAAATTCTATAGCTATCTTTTGCCTACATCTTGGGATACTGAATCAACTGCGGTAGATTTGTTTAAAGAGTATGAAGGCACTACAGCTCAGACTTACTTCTATGTATCGTCTACTTTAGCGACTTACTCTGCTTGGACAGGTATCAAGTCAGTATTCTTGACTTTACCAAGCCCTGTTGCACCTAAAGTTGAATTTAGCGCCGCTGCGATTTTCTGGACAACTTTGAGCTATGACCCAAATGCCAGCAATTTAGCACATCCGCTATCGTTCACTTATGTGTATAGTGTAACGCCTTATGTTTTGACCAATACCCAACAAACTTTACTAAAAGCTGCTGGTGCTAACTGGATCGGAACTGGCGCTGAGGGTGGCATTAGTAATACCATCATCCTCTGGGGTACGTTCATGGATAAGTATCCATTCAACTACTGGTATTCAGTTGATTGGCTCTCTATTAACGTCGCACAAGCCTTGGCTGCCGCGATCATTAATGGTAGCAACTTACCTACAAATCCTTTGTACTACAACCAAGCTGGTATCAATACTTTGCAGAAAGTGGCTCAAGCTACTGTCAACAACGGTATTTCTTTTGGCTTGATTCTTTCTCCAGCAAGCGTAGCCGCCGTATCGTTTACCACTTATGTTGGTCAGCATCCGGGCGATTATGCAACTGGTACTTACAACGGATTAAGCGTAACTTTCGTACCATTGCGTGGCTTCACGTCGATTACGATCTACTTAACCGCATCTAACATCCCTGTCTAGGAGTAAACAATGTCTAATCCACAAGTTGTACAAGGTACATTAAATAGACTACTAGCCAGTGTAGTTTATGCAGATTTTCCCCAGTTGAACGTAACTTCACCATACTTGGCCAAGGAAGCAATTTCTCTTGGCTTTGATGGCGATACATCACAATTGATTGGTACATTAACTGGCGCTGTTACTAGCCCTGAGCCGTACATTTATGGAACTGCAACAATCCATCTATTGCGTACTCAGTCTTTAGGTAACGCTTATAAAACCCAAATCGAGAACAATACGACTATGGGTTCAGTAACCGTTTATCCTGATTCAACAGCTCTATCCGCTTTTCAATTGAACAACTGCGTATTGCAGAGCGTTCAAGAAGTGGCTTTCGATGGCACAACTGCTGGTTTAATTATCCGCTTGCGTGGCATCTACTCTATCAACGCAACTCTATTTGCAGCGTCTTAATAAAGGATAAAAGTGAAAATTGATCGGAATTTGAATTTAGTGATGCAAGTTCAAACCGCCAAGAATGGAACAGTTCATGTACATTCGGCATCTATAGGCAGGTCGGTTTTTGAACAGTTTTATCTGGAATTAGGCAAAGTATTTAGCCAATGCTTTGATAGTGTGAATCAAGCGCATTTAGCTTTATCTGCGCCCCAACTAGCTTACCCAGCCCTAAAGTCAATTGCGACTAAGGCGGGGAACTGGGACGGCGCAGGTGGGGTTAAATTCGGTCTGGTCAATGAGATTGTTCGTTTGACCAACGTATTAGTGGCAACTGAAAAAGGTTGGGAAACTTTGCCTTTAGATGTAGCAGTTAAACGTGAAATATTAGATGAAGATGAGGAAGCTGAGGTTCTCAGTTCGCTAGTTTTTTTTACAGCAATCTCCAAGGTCGCGCCCAAGGATTTAAAAAATTCTTTCTTGGAGATGGCGGGAGCGCTAAGGAACTGGGAACTTACCTCATTGGACTCTATGGAGTATCAGAATGGTTTACCGATATTGACCAAAAAAGAGCCTATTGGAAAGAAAGCGAAGGAATCGTCGCTTATCTCTTAGACTATTTTAGCAATGCTGGTTTCAGTGAATTTATGAAGGAAAATGGCGGAAAGTGGATCGACGTAGAAGAATACCGAAACCGCCATATAATTAGAGCGATCAATAATAAGTCAATTTTTTAACCAACTGGAAAGAGAAACATGGCAACAAAGTCGGTTATTGAGATTGACATTCTTGACGAGAAATTTCAAGCGTTTGCAAAAGAATTTGATAAATTGCAAAAGGCTGTTAAAGCCACGTCTGCCGACTCTAAAAAAATAAGTGAAGAAGCTGAAAAAGCGGGTTCTAAATTTCAGAGATATTGGAAGCAATTAGCTGACCAGCAAAAGACTTTTAATAAAGAATTAAAAGATAGCGCCACAGGCTTAACCAATGTTGAGCGTACAACAGCCAACAT